TGTTTCCTGGAGCGGGCATGTTTGGTGCTACAAGTATTTTTGGTGCCACAGCCGGCACGGGCATACTTACAGCCACTGGCACCTTGCTTAGTGGCATTGGCGCCAGCTTGGTGCTCGGCGGCGTATCCCAGCTGCTAACCCCAGTCCCGCGCCTGCCGCAGGGTCAAGACACACAAGACGACCCGCGCAAGTCTTACAGCTTCAGCGGGATTCAGAACGTATCCCGCAGCGGCGTGCCGGTCCCGATCGTCTACGGGCGCACCCTCGTTGGTAGTGTCACCATCAGCGCCGGCATCGACTCCGTGCAGGTGACGGCATGATTGGCGGTTCTGGCGGTTTCGGCGGGCAGCGCACACCTAAGCCCTACTCACCCAAGGAGGCACAGGACAGCCTTAACTCACGCCAATATGGGCAGGTCATTGACCTCATCAGCGAGGGTGAAATTGGCGGCCTGGTCAACGGTGCGCAGTCGATCTTCATCGACAACGTACCGCTTCAGAATCCAGACGGCTCCTACAACTTTCAGAACGTCACCGTCTACACCCGCAACGGTACACAAAACCAAGACTACATCCCGCTTCAGAACGCTACATCGACGCCTAATGCTGTTGGCGTTGTCGTCACGCAGGCGACGCCTGTAGTTCGCACCATCACCAACCGCGCGGTCGATGCTGTCCGCGTCACGATCAACGTCCCGCAGCTGCAGGTTTTCACAGACAGTGGTGACATCGGCGGCGAATCCGCGCACGTCTTGATCTATGTGCAATATAACGGCGGTGGCTACACATTGGCTGTTAACGACATCATTAGCGGGCGCACAAATGATCCCTACGACCGCGATTATCAATTCAGCCTGACAGGCGCGTTTCCGGTTGATATAAAGGTTGTGCGCTCCAATCCAGATAGCACCAGCTCTAAGGTGGTCAACGCCTTTAGCTGGTCGGCATATACCGAGATCGTCTATGACAAGCTGCGGTATCCCAACAGCGCCTTAGTCGCGCTGCGGTTTGATGCTGAGCAGTTCAACCAGATCCCATCACGCAGTTACCTAATCAATGGCATCAAAGTACGCATCCCGAACAATGCCACCGTTGACCCAACGACCGGTCGGTTGGTCTATGCCGGCGTATGGGGTGGTACGTTTGCCGCTGCGCAATGGACGACGGATCCCGCTTGGATCCTGTTCGACCTGCTCACCAGCGCCCGCTACGGGTTCGGCGATCACATCCAAACGGCGACGCTGGACAAGTGGGCGTTTTACTCGGCATCGGTCTACAGCTCCACGCTTGTACCTAATGGCCAGGGCGGTTACGAGCCGCGCTTCAGCTGCAACGTCAACATCCAAACCTCAGAGGATGCCTACAAGCTGATCAATGATATGTGTTCGGTGTTCCGCGCCATGCCCTTCTGGGCGACGGGTGCACTGACCGTATCGCAGGATGCACCATCAGATCCGACGTACCTGTTCAACCCATCCAACGTGGTGGATGGCATCTTCAATTACAGCGGCGGCAGCCTTAAGAATCGCCCGACCGTTGCAGTTGTCAGCTACCTAGACCTCACCCTGCGCGACATCGCTAAGGAGGCAGTAGAGGACCCTGATCTGATCAGGAAGTACGGCGTTACCAGCACTGAAGTCAGCGCCTTTGCCTGCACGTCACGATCGCAGGCGCGGCGCATCGGTCGATGGCTGCTCTACTCCGAGTGGCATGAGTCCGAGGTAGTGAGCTTCTCCGTTGGCATTGATGCCGGCGTGGTCGTCCGCCCTGGGCAGGTGGTGGCCATTGCCGATCCAGTACGCGCCGGCGCTCGCCGTGGTGGCCGCATCAGCGCAGCTACCACCACCGCCATCACGCTCGACAATGCCACCGGCATCACCTACAGCGCAGGCGCCGAGCTGTCCGTAGTGCTGCCCACCGGCGCCGCTGAAACCCGCGCAGTGGTCAGCGTGGTCGGCAGCGTCGTGACCGTATCGCCGGCATTCTCCGCTGCGCCCAACACCAACAGCGTGTGGATCTACGAGACCACCAACATTCAGGCGCAACTGTGGCGCGTGCTGACCGTAGAGGAGCAGGACGGCATCAACTACGCCATCACCGCGCTGCAGCATGACCCAGGCAAGTACGCCTACATCGAGCAGAACGTTCCCCTGCCCGCGCGGGACATCACGGACCTCAACCAGATTCCAGCAGCACCGACCAACCTCAGCGGGGTAGAGCTGCTGTACGAGGGCACCGGCGGCGTCAAATCCAAGCTGCTCATCAGCTGGCAGGGCGTGCAGGGCGTCGCGCAGTATCGCATTCGCTGGCGGCAGCAAAGCGGCAACTGGACCGTCAGCACACAGGAGCGCCCCGACTACGAGATCCTCGACACCACCGCCGGCACCTATGAAATCGAGGTCTACAGCCTCAATACTGCGCTGCGCTCCAGCACCGAACCGGCGCGGCTGAGCTTCAACGCCTACGGCAAGACCGCGCCGCCGGTTGACGTAAGCGGCCTGTCGCTGATCGCAGTCGATACCGCAAGCGCCATCCTCAGCTGGAATCGCGCCACAGACCTTGACGTGCTGGTGGGCGGTAAGGTGCTGATCCGCCACAGCCCTGCACTGACCGGTGCAACGTGGGAGGGCAGCCAAGAGATCGTGGCCGCTGCAGCCGGCAGCCAGACGCAGAAGCTGGTGCCGCTGCTGGAGGGCTCCTATCTGGTCAAGTTTGAGGACGACACCGGCAACCGCAGCGTCGCGGCGACCATCGTCATTGCTGACCTGCCCACACCGCAGGAGCGGTTGTTGGTCGTCACCTATGCCGAGGATCTGGAATCACCGCCGTTCAGCGGCAACACGCTGAACCTGTACTACGCCCCGGACCTGTTTGGCCTCACGCTGGCTGGCAGCATCGCGTGGGATGACTACCTGCCCGGCACCAACTTCGACGATGCACCCGGCACGCTCGATGGCACCGGCGGGATTATCGCATCCGGTGAATACGAGTTCGGCAGCACCTATGACATGGGCGCCGTGTTTGATGTCAACCTCAGGCGCCGCCTTGACATTGGCCCCTATGTCCCCAGCGGCCTGTGGGACGATCAGCAAGGCTTGTTCGACGACCGCGCTGGCCTGTTTGATGGCGTTGGCTCTGACCTTGTGGATGCCCGCGTCTACGTGCGAACAACCACCGACAACCCCAGCGGCACACCAACCTGGAGCGAATGGCGCGAGTTCGCCAATGCCATCGTGCGTGGCCGCGGCTTCCAGTTCAAGGTCGTGGCCACAACCGCTGCGCCGGATGTGAACATCCTGATCAGCCAGCTCGGCGCCGTGATGGAGCTTCAGCAGCGCATCGAGCAGTCTGCAACGCTCACCAGCGGCGCCGCAACCTATGCGGTGACGTTCGCTGCAGCGTTCTACCAAGCGCCTTCCATCGGCATCACTGCACTCGACATGCAAACCGGCGACTACTACACCATCACCGGCGTTACGCGCTCTGGGTTTTCGGTAGCATTCAGAAACAGCGCCGGATCCCTCGTGAGTCGTCAATTCACCTATTCCGCCGTGGGTTACGGCAAGGAGGTTTGATCCATGGCGCAAGCTGACTTCAACGTTGCCAACCAGTCATTTCCAGCCGCCCGCGCTGACCTGAACAACCAGCTGCTGGCGCTCGCCACCAACAGCAGCGGCGCCAGTGCTCCCAGCACAACGTATCCCTACATGCAGTGGGCTGATACGACGGGCGGCATCATGTACCTGCGCAATGCCGCCAATAGTGGGTGGAGTTCGCTGCGCACCCTTGATGGTAACACTGTTTATGCAACATACTTCAGACAGCGCGTTGATAGTTCATTTCTTGCGCTTACTGGTGGCCTAACAGGTGGCGCCAATATCGAGTTGTATGGCTCAACGCACGGAAACGCAAATATAGCTGTTTACGACGCCACCACCCACACCTTTCGCAGTGTTGATGGCCTCACCCAGTACGGGCAGTTCAACGCAAGCAGTTTTGATGTAGGAGCGCCGGGAACATCAGCAGCGATCATAAATGTCGGCGCCGGTGCCACAGGCAACCGCTACGCCTACATCGACCTGATCGGCGACACGACATATAGCGACTACGGCCTGCGGATCATCCGCAATAACACGGGTGCAAATACAACCTCCGCATTGCAGCACAGAGGCGCCGGAACCTTATTCTTGGATGCCCAAGATGGCGGCTCCATTGTGCTTGCCACCAGCGGCGTCAATCGACTGACCGTTGACGGCGCCACCGGTCTAACCACCGCCAACAACGGCATCAGCGGCACCATTAGCCGTGGCGCTGTCGCAACACCTACCGGCGTTTCGGTTGACTTCACCAGCATTCCAAGCTGGGTGAAAAAGATTCAAATCGTCTTCGACAGCATCAGCACTAACGGAACATCAAACATCATCGTTCAGCTAGGCGATTCTGGCGGCATTGAAACGACGGGGTATGCCAGTAACCTTGCCTACGCGATCAATGCAAGCGCAACGGTTGGCACTATATCTAATGCTGGCTATGTGGCAGCAGCAGTGACGGCATCCACAACACACGATGGCATTATGACGCTCGTGAACATCAGCGGTAACAAGTGGATCGCAGCTCACACCGTTTCCCAAACATCGACTGGAGGTGTTGCAGCGTGCGGAGGTGGATCCAAGACGCTAAGCGCAACCCTTGATCGGGTTCGCATCACCACCGCCAACGGCACCGACGTATTCGATGCCGGTACCATCAACATCACCTGGGCAGGTTGAACCATGCAACGCCTTGAGATCAACTGCGAAACCGGCGAAGAGCTGATCATCGACCTCACGCCGGAGGAGATCGCTGAGCTGGAAGCCATCGAGCCACCTCCGCCGCCGCCGGTGCTCACCGCACGGCAGCGCCTTGAGGCTGCGGGGTTCAGCATTGCTGAGCTGCGTGAGCTGCTGCTGTCGGAGGATTGACCCATGGCCGCTAAAGCCAAGACCGGCGCCAGCCGTGTCGAGCATGTCCCCGGCAAGCCGAAGCGCACCCGCCAAGGGCAGGGACAGCACAGCAAGCCAAGCCACAACCGCAAGAAGTCACGAGGTCAAGGTAGGTAGACTGCAGCCATGGCAATCTCTCCCGGCGTTTTCAACGACACGCTGCAACGCAGGGCGGATTATGGCATCCAGCTGCAATTCCGCGACAGCACCGACGCGCCGATCAACCTGACCGGCTGGACCGTTCAGATGCAGGTGTGGAACAAGGCACGCACCACGAAATACGCAGACGCAGCCGTTACCTACACCGATCGCGTCAACGGTACTATTGACATCCTTCTAAGCGATACCGATACCGCAACCTTTCCCGTTGAGGTGTACTACGACGTGCTGCTAACCAATCCAAGCGGCCTGAAAAACTACTACCTAGAAGGCATCTTTTACATGAGCGAGGGATACACCGCATGACAACCGTTAATGTCACTCGCGGCGATACCATCATCGTTCGCATTATCACCGCCGGCCCGCAAGGCCCCGCAGGTGGC